GTGCGGTGATTGGTTTGACGTCCGTAAAGCAATAACACATCGTACGATGGAATTCAATCGTGAAATCGTTGATATGATTTCTAAAGCAGGCATTCACGTTCATGTCACGGTAGGAAACCATGACATGGCGTTTAAGAATACAATAACACCTAACACTGTTTCTGAATTGTTAACTCAATTTGAAAACTTTACTATTTACGAACATCCAACTACTGTAGATTTTGACGGATGTCTGATTGATATCGTTCCATGGATGTGTGAAGAAAATACAGGTGAAATCTTAGAGCACATCAAGACTTCTTCCGCAGCGTATTGTGTTGGGCACTGGGAACTGAATGGCTTTTATTTCTATAAAGGAATGAAGTCTCATGGGCTTGAACCTGATTTCTTAAAGACCTATAAACAAGTCTGTTCTGGCCACTTCCACACAATCTCTGAAGCTGCTAACGTCAAATATATTGGGACACCATGGACCCTTACTGCAGGTGACGAGAATGATCCTCGCGGATTCTGGGTATTTGACACTGACGTTGAACGTATGGAATTTATTCCTAATGAAACAACATGGCATCGACGAATCACTTATCCGTTTAAAGGCAAAATCAATTATTCTGATTATACTAATCTAGCCGTACGTGTTATAGTATCAGAAATTGATTCAGAGTTGACTAAGTTTGAATCTGAACTTGAAAAAGTAGTTCACTCTCTTCGTATGGTTTCTAAAGTTGATAACAGTGTTGAATCTGATGACGACCAGGAAATCGAGATTAAATCACTTCAAGATATCATTAAAGAATATATTGACGCGATTCCAGATATCTCAGACGAAGACAGAGAAGCGCTGGTCAAATATTCCAACGAACTTTATATTGAGGCAACACAATGACTTTAGATGAATTTAACAATGCTGGGCTCGGGCTTGAAGTTGAAATAGATGTTAAAGATGATGATGGATTCGAGAACACCATCAAGTATTGGATTGAGCCATTACGCGTTGAAGGCAATGAAGTTAAAGCAGTTCATGTCTGCACCGACTGGGCTATTGAATTTAGCTTTAATATAATGGACAACGATACTCCTGGCTCTATTCTTAAAATGGCTGAAGCGTGTATCGAGGATGCGTATAATGACGAAGACTGATTATGAAATCCATCGTCATGAATTTAGTATTGGTGACGGTTATATTGGTATCGTTGAATGGACTGAGAATTACGAGGAATCAACTCCTCGTTTCTTTGGAACCATGTATGTTACCTGTGAGTACGCACCAGGTGTTGTCATATATGCAGAACTAGATGAATATTTTGCTGATAGAGATGACATGTTAAAATATGTAGAGGACTTCATTCGAAGAGAATACATATGAAATCATTTAAATTAAATCGTGTTCGTTATCAAAACATCATGTCAGTAGGTGGGAATCCTATTGATATCCAATTAGATAAAGTCCAAAAGACATTAATCACTGGTAAAAACGGCGGTGGTAAATCTACGATGTTAGAAGCCATTACTTTCGGACTTTTCGGTAAACCATTTCGTGATGTTAAGAAAGGACAAATCATTAATAGCACGAACAAGAAAGAGCTCTTAGTTGAGCTTTGGATGGAATTTGATGATAAAAAATACTTCATTAAACGAGGCCAAAAGCCCAATATTTTCGAAATCTCCGTTGACGGTGTTCGTCTTGATGAATCTGCCAGCAGTCGGGACTTCCAAGAAGAATTTGAACGTAGCATCGGAATGTCATACGCGTCTTTTAAACAAATCGTTGTGCTTGGGACGGCAGGGTATACCCCTTTCATGGCTCTTAGCACCCCTGCTCGTAGAAAACTTGTCGAAGACCTTTTAGAAGTCGGCACACTCGCTGAAATGGATAAAATCAATAAGTCTCAAGTTCGAGAACTTAATTCCCAGGGACAAGTTCTCGACGCCAAGAAAGATGGTGTTATCCAACAAATTAAGATTTATAACGAGAATATCGAACGTCAAAAGAAATTATCTGGTGATAATGTAGCGCGTCTACAGAATATGTATGACGACCTAGCCAAAGAAGCTCGTTCATTAAAAGCAGAAATCGAAGAAGCTAATGAGCGACTACTTAATATCGTTCTTGATGAAGACCCTACTGAGGCATTCAACAAGATAGGACAAGAAGCATTCTTGATTAAATCTAAAATCGACTCATATAACAAAGTTATTAAGATGTATCATGATGGTGGTACATGTCCTACTTGTGCATCACAGTTGCACCAGGGTGATCCTATTGTCTCTAAGATTACCGATAAGCTTCATGAATGTAATCACTCATTCGAGCAACTTACATGTCACAGAGATAATCTGAGTGTCCTAGTGGACGAATATAGAGCTAATGTTAGGACTAAACAGGACCTTGCATCTGATATTCGTACCAAGAAACAAGCAATGATTGCCACTATTGATAAAGCTAAGAAAGTTAAAGCTGCAATAGAACAAGCCTCAGCGGAATTTATCGACCATGCCGATGAGATAGCTTTGCTTCAAAAAGAACTTGATAAAATCATTAAAACAAAATCAGATATCGTTCTTGAAAAATACCATCGTGGTATTATCACAGATATGTTAAAAGATTCTGGTATTAAAGGTGCTATCATTAAAAAATATGTGCCTCTGTTCAACAAGCAGATTAACTATTATCTTAAAATCATGGAAGCTGATTATGTGTTTTCTATTGACGAAGAATTCAATGAATCTATAAAATCACGTGGTCGTGAAGATTTTAGTTATGCATCATTTAGTCAAGGTGAAAAGGCACGTATCGATATCGCATTGTTGTTTACATGGCGAGATATTGCTGAAAAGGTCTCCGGTGTTAAAATCAACACTCTGATTCTTGATGAGGTTTTTGATGGTGCTGTCGATTCTGAGGCTGTTAAGGCTATAGATACCATTCTTGGAAGTTTACAAAATACTAATGTGTTCATTATCTCTCATCGAGACCATGACCCTCAACGTTATGGACAACATCTTCAAATGAGCAAAGTTGGACGATTTACGGTAATGACTGTTTCATAAACGCTTTAACACGATGTGGTTATAATGACCACATCAAATTAAATGGAGAACAACATGGAGTATTCAACTGGCCAACATCTTCTCGTTGTCCCTGAAATTAAAAAATATGTTTTGACCAATACGTTTTCAGGTGAAGAACATATTGTTACTGAACAAATGCTCAAATCTGCTTTTAAAGATGAGTATAATAAAATAATGTCTAATCGCAATTCCGCATGGACAGTTACCGACTTCTACGAATAAGAGAGAAATAATATGTTTACTACTGCTAAAGGTTTCACTGCTGCTGATCTGAAAGTTACTTCTATCCGTACTGACGCTAACCCACATAACCATAATCGTGTTCGTAAAGCATGGGTCCTGCATTGTGATGACGCAAGTGCTAAAAAACTCCAATCTTTGCCACAAGAAACTCGTTTTATGATTTATGGTTTTATTGATAATGATGTATCTGATATGTGGATTCATCTGATGCGTAAGCACTATAAAGATTCTATTGAAGCCGGCGGAAAAATCGTTCTTGATAAAGATGGTTCTGAGCGTCTGGAAGATCTCTACTGTGTTGATGCCGACGAACAACTAATTGCAGCTGGTGAAATTGTTGCTTCTAAAATTCCAGAATATATTGAATCACTGCCTGAAGCTATTAAAAAGCAGATGGTTGCTGCATAATAAATTTGTTATAAACTTTGAATTGTCTTGAAAGGAAATAAAATGAAACTGTCTAAAGATACTATCGCTATTCTGAAAAACTTTGCCTCTATTAACTCCGGCATTCTGCTGAGTCAAGGTAAATTTATTATGACTCGTGCAGTTAATGGCACCACTTATGCGGAAGCAAATATCTCTGATGAAATTGATTTTGACGTAGCACTTTATGATTTGAATAGCTTCTTAAGCATTTTGAGTCTAGTGTCTGATGATGCTGAAATTTCGATGCACACCGATGGCAATATTAAAATTGCAGATACACGTTCCACGGTTTATTGGCCTGCCGCTGACAAGAGCACCATTGTTTTTCCTAATAAGCCAATTCAATTCCCAGTGGCTTCTGTGATTACTGAAATTAAAGCTGAAGACCTTCAACAATTGCTTCGAGTTTCACGTGGTCTTCAGATTGATACAATTGCTATTACAAATAAAGATGGTAAAATTGTTATGAATGGCTATTATATAGTTGAAGTTTCTTGACTAACTCTTCCTAAGTATTCTTTGACTCTTACCGATTATGTTGGTTC